TCGAAGGTGGCCGTTCGTGTCTACGACTTTCACGCCCAGATCGGCGAAAGCCTCAGACATCTTTTTGCCACCGTCGGCGGCCTTTTGAATCCTCAGGGCCAGATCGGTCGGGACCAGATCGGTGAACGCTTTCCCGGTGGCGTTCGCAGCTAGTCTGAGACCATTAATGGTCGAGGTGGCCAGGCCAGAACTCGCCGACAGCGTGTTGACTTCGTCGACTACGCCGACGATTTGATCGACCAGGGCACCGATCGAAGCGCCCAGCGCCAGGACGCCCGCCGCCAGGGCGCCCGCTGCATTCGCCGCGCCCGCCATGGCGGACTGAGCGCCTTTTATTCCTGAGCTGAACTCGCCAGTATCGGCCTTCAGATTGTATTGAATGGTGGGCATCTAGTCCGACTCCATGGCCCAACGGATCGCGGCGGGATCCGATCCGGTACGCTTCGACCAGTCGCGAGGAAGATGGACCGCCGACCAGGAGCGGGCCGCTGCAACGTGGGCGGACGTCCTGGCGCCGCCGTGGACGGCGACGGGCGCGGGCGAGTGATTAGACACATTCGGGCGGGCGGGCCTGGCGGCGCCCTTCAGTGCCACCGTCGCCGGATCGATTCCGCGCGACAATAAGAGCAGATGCAAAAGGTCGTTATAATTCGCCGGATTCGACCCAACGGCCCGACCCGGATCTGTGCTCTTTGCAATGGTCCAATACGCCAGCAAGTCGATTTGATCCTCGCGATCTAGTTCTCCGAATCCGAAGGGGGATCGGAGGTAGTGGATCCCGATGTCGAGGCGGGCGAACGCATCATTCCCAACATCGGAAAGAAAAAACCCGCGCGATCCTGAACCTCCGCTGACAACTGAGAATGCTCCCAGATCGCACGAACCAGGACCAGCGCCAGGGCGCTGATTTCGGATAGCGTGTATCCCTCGTCGTGCAGCTCTTCGTAGACTTGTTCACCATAGGCCAGAAGATCGGGCGAACGTACTGTTTCAAGATCCTGGTCTTCGTGATACCAGGCCAGCCCGATCAGGGCGGCCAGGGCGGCGATCACTTCGGGCCCTGAATCCTTCAGGACAGACAGGACGGCACCCGTCGAAGTGTTCCCAGCGATCCCCATGAGGATCGCAAGGTGGGCCCTGTCCATTCCCTTGATCAGCTTTGTGACTGCCATCATAGAGGGGATCCGCATATGATGCTTTCCACGGTCCATATCGACACACATGTACGGGTATCGGTCTGGGATTTCTCGACGGGTCGGCCGTTTGTTCATTTCATACCTCTCAGGCGACCAGCGGGAATAGATCAAATGATGTAAACGCGACCGACAGCGTGACCGGATCGCCATCGGCGATTGATCCTGTCAGGTAGCAATGATCCGCCGAGATCGTGTGATCTGCGGGATCGCCATGGTCCAGCCCGGCGATGGTCCAGATGATCTGAACCGTCTTCACTTCGGCATTCGGGCCGCCGCGTGAAACCCAGTCGGTTGCAAAAAACCCGGTGTTCGTCAGGAAGTCGGTCAGCGTCGCTACGGCGGCGTCGTTCAAGTCCCGCAACTGGGCGGTAAATGTGCCGCTCATCGGCTGATCGTCACCGAATCGAATGGAAGGCGGATCGGTCATGACCCCACGATCCAGAAACAGGTTCACGGTTCGCCCAGCAATCGCGATGTTCAGATCGCCCGCTTCGAACGCGACCGTGTACTCCTCGGCGGTCGGCGTAGTCCCGTCCCGGAATGTGATCGTACCGTCTCGCTTCGTTTTTACAATAGTGCTCTCAGCCATGATCGGCCCTCCTCAAATGCTAGTTGTCGGCTTTCTTTGCCTTTTTACGGGCTTTCTTTGCCGGGGGATTGTTCCGAATGAAGTTCAGCGCGGCCCGAACACGGGCGCGATTCGAGCCGCCCAGCGGAGGCAAGGCCCCCCGATGATCGGCGTTGATCCCGTGTTTTGTTAGAATCTCGTTTGCTTCGATATGCGTCATTTTTATCCCTCGAATCGGGGTGTGATCGTTCGTTCGATGTCCGCCAGGGTGCCCGCGTCCAGCGACGAAATCGACGCCGGGACCAGGACGTCGGCCAGGCCGCCCTGAACTGCGCTGGCATAGTCGGCGGTGTTCGAGATCCGCCCGCCCTCGGCGCCCGTGATCCGGGACGCCGACCAGCTGGCCTTCGAAAATCCAGTCTTCACGGGCCATTGTTCCTGGATCAGCCCGATCGCCCGCTGGGCTTCCCTCAGGAGGGCGGATCCGACATCGGTGGCGGCGTGTGTCGCGGCGTCCTGCATTGCAGAGTCGGCCTGTTCGAAGGTCATCATCCCGCCCCTACTTCGAGAAATCGTTTCAGACTGAACCGGATGAGGACCGTAAACCATTCCCCGCCGCGAATAAGGTCGCGCGTATCGACGAAAACCAGATTCCAGCGGCGATTGAATGACAACTCAGTGACGCGGTTAATCACGTCCCGCTCTTTGTCCCAGACATCGCCGCGTGATTCCAGCTGGTCTTTCGGTGATATACGCTTCTGTAACTCCACAATCACTAAATCTTCGACCCGAGTGTTCAGTTGATTTCGGTTTTCGCCCAGGTTCCGCGTCAGTTCGCGGCGGACTGCGAACCCGACGGCGCCCCGTTGCTGAGGCAGGGTCGCCGGTCCTGTTACCGGATCGCCTTGGATGATCGCCAGATCTGGCAAGTCGTCGCGAAGATGTTCCTCAATGGCTTCGATCGCTTCCCTGAGCGTCGTCGTGTGCTCAGCCATTCCAGCCCCACGGGATCTGTAGAGTCGTCACAGGCTGTCCAGTCTTCGCGGCCTGGTCGCCAATGTCGGTCAACCCATCGGCGCCGAAGTCATATGAGAAGACCAGGCGATCGAACTCTTCCGACGCCTTCAGGCGGTAAAAGTCGGCCAGCTCGCGATATCGGCCGTCCCCGACTGAGCTGGCGAAGTCTCGAAAGATCGTTTCCAGGGATAGAAACCGATGAACGTCCCTGAGCGCCCAGTCGTCAATGATGAGCTGTGGCCGGTTGCCCTTCTGAACCAGCCATTTCATGAGGACGATCCAGGCGTCCAGTCGCTGAGCCTCGAAGCTAGTCTGGTCGGGATCTCGTAAATCGGTCAGATCACTGTGAAGGGCGGTCAGATCAACATCCGTAATCGTCGCGTTCAGCGAGTGACGGACTAGCGAAACGGGCCGCGTGAACGTTCGGGTCGACGGGTCGGCCGTCGTTTCGACAGTCCACTTTTCAAGGAGTCGATCCGACGGCGCCAGGTCGGCCAGGGTCGCCGCCGTCACGTTCGCAGTTAGACGGGCGAATCCCGCGCCGAACGTCAGCGCGGCGGTCGAGTAGGCCAAACTCGACCCATAGAACAGTTCATACAGCCCAGGACCGCTGAGCGTTTCAGCGGCGCCCGCCTGGTCGAAGATGTCCGCCTGAGCGTTCCAGTCGCTTCCTATAGGGATGCAACGGGGAAGGCTGTATCGGTGTACATACTCGACGGAGGCGGGCATATTATTAGGTCCCGTCCATGGCGACCCAAGCGCCGCCGATTCGAATATAAAGCGCGTTCGCGGCGGTTGTCCCACTTATGTCGGTATAGATCGACCCGTTCGGCGCCGATGAAAGGGCGGGAGAGCCGGATCCAGTGGTGATAGTCGGCGCCGTCGTGACGTCGTATCGGGCCGCGCCGTCCGGTGATAACGCCAGCGCAGTCGCGGCGATCGGCTTCAGATATTTCGCGGCGACGCCCGCCGCCCGTGTGATCAATATTGCAGCCATAGTGAAGACTCCCCTATAGGCCCGAAGGCCTAGCTGATTGTTTACTTTTGTTCGTACTTTCTGCGAACCCGTTCGGCTCGCCTGGCGGCGTCCTGTCTGGCGGTTTCATAGGACACTGGGCGGCCCGCCCGCTTCGAGCGTTCGACGGTCTTCGCCGCCGTTCGTTCGACGGCCAGCCGATAGGCGGCGTCGGTTCGGCGGTCAACTGCCATCGGTCGTCACCTTTTTCGGGCGGCCTGGGCCGCGTTTTTTGGCCGTCGGCGCCCGCCCTTTCACCTTGGCTCCCGCTTCGACGGCGGCGGTTTTCATGGCTTCGAGTTCGGCGTGTTCGCGGTTTACGTGTGCCTGAATATGCGGGTTGCCGTCGTGACCGTCGGCGACCCGGCGATCAGCGCGGCGGCCCTTCACCTTCAGAAGTCGGGCCGCGATCCCAGGACCGATCGGCGGGACCGTTCCTGAGTCCCTCAGCTGGACTTGCCAGGCGACGAAGCCCGCCCGATCGAATTGGGAGGACCAGTCGCACGTCGCCGCGCTGCCCGCGCCCAGGAGAGTCGGCCAGGACCACGCATCCTGATAGATCGGGCCGCGCTTCCCTTCCCATTGGTGGAGGTATCCCATATCGTCAACGATCTGGCCGCTCTCGGGATCCGTGACCTTGATCGGCCCGCTTTCGTCGATAGGGATCCATCCGTCAGAACGAAGCCTCGACAGCATAGGGATATGCCCGTTGGGCGGCCTTTTGCAGCCGTTCACGCCTGGGCGGATCTGGATCTTCGTGACGTTCGGGATGAAACCGTGATCGGTATGGAAGGACCAGTTCGAAGGGTTGTGACAGTAGACGAACTTCGGCGTGGGGCGGCCAGGGAGGGCGGTGTCCTCCACGACCTGCGACTTTGTACTGGTCGCCTTGATCGGCGTTCCTGTGAATCGGTGTGACATTTCGGGTCGGCTCCATTTGAAAGGGACTGAACCGGGCGCGATACCGGGCCGACCCTTCGGCGGATCAACCCGGTCCAGACCCGACTATCAGGCGTCGGTAACGATCCCGACGATCCGGCTTTGCTCTTTCAGAGACAGGCCGACCCAGGCATTTCCGACGATATTCGTTACGGCGCGGTTCACGTCGCGCGTAATCTCGACGAGGACTTCGTCGACGGCGACGGCGACACTGGATCCCGCGCCAATCATCGATCGCGAATTGATCAGGGCGACTTTGTACCCGAAGGTATTCGCGCCAAACATGAAGCCGAGCTTATTCCCGCCGCTTTCGGTAACATCCGACATCTTCCAGATGTCGACGCCGCTATGAGATCCGGCGAATCCCTGGCCCTTGATCGTCAGGATGTCGGCGGTCGCCGCCATGAATTGCGTACTTCCCCCTTCGGCGCGCAGGGATTCCTGCCAGTCGGCGAACTGCCTGGGATGGAGGATCGCGAAGTATGGACCCGGCACAGACGCCAGCTCCAAAGTGAAGAGCCCGTCCATGAAGTCGTCATGGCTGAAATCAACGCCGCTACTGCCGACGGTAGTGGATGCGGTCGCACCGGCCGCAGTCAGAAGGCTATTAAAGTAGCCGTCATAGCTGGCGACCATATCGGTCGCAAGCGTCTGAGGATCGACGTCCTGGGCGAAACCTGTCGACGTTGCGATATCGCCGATCTCCCGGCGAAGGGTGGAACGGGTCACGGCGATGTCGACGGACGTATCGACCAGGGCGGTCACCGAAGCAGTAGCGTCTTCGCCGACGCTCTCAAAGTGATCAGCGCCGCCGAGGCTGACATATCGGAGGCGGGCCGTATCCGACCCGGATCCGTTTACGGTCCCGTGGAAGTCAACGGCGGCGGTGTTTCGGATCGTCGCCATATCGGTCAGCGTGATCAGAAGCGCCTGATCGAGTTGGGCGGCCAGGCGGATGTCGGGTTCTAGGTTGGCGTGAAGTATTGCCATGGTAAAAACTCCCTTTATTAAAATTGTGCGGGATCTTCGCCGTTACAACTGGTTACGCCAGGGAATCGATCGGGCCTATCCCCTTGATATCACTGGGATTTCTCCCGTGTCAATGACTAGCGTATGATATCCAGGGGGGCACATGCCGAACGGGTCCAACAGACTCATGAGTAGGGAAAATATCGGACTACTGGCAGGCCCGCCGCCGCCCGATACCGAAACGCTGGCCAGATGGACCGAAGGGCAGCGGCGGCGGCGGCTCTTGGATGGTCTTTGGAAGAACGATCTACGGGACGCCCTGGCGCGCGAATATGAGCCCAGGCGGCGGCGTTTAATGGGAATGCCAGACACGACTCGAAACCTGTTTCGCAGCCTGATCACCCAGTTGTCCGTCCTTTACGATCGGGAGCCGATCGTCGACCACGCAAGGCCCGACGCCGTGGAACGGATGGCGGCGATCGTGAATGGCGCGGGACTGTGGCAGCTGGCGATCACTCAGCAGCAGCAAACCCTAGCGCTCAGGGAAGGGCTGTACAGGTTCGACGTGACGCGCGGCGACCAGCCGCGACTTTTGGCGCGGATCGTGCCCGCTGATCTGGTCTGGGCGTGGACGCCGCCCGATAATCCCGACGTGCCTGAGCTGATTTACGAATACCGACAAAGGCCGCGCCCAGATTCGCCTGATTTCATTTGGACGCGGGACGTCGCCGATATTCGAGATCTCGAGAATCCGGTATTCAGGATCGAGTCCGCGAACGGGAAAGCCGACATCACTGATCAATATCTGGACGCGGGCGATCTTTCTGGCGATGCGTACCCCTACCGAGCGGGTGACGGGCGCCCGATACTTCCGTATGTCCTGTACCACGCGATGAGAACCGGCCGACTTTGGGATCCGTACCGTGGGATCGAACTGGTCGAAGGGTCGCTAGCGGTCGCCGGACTGCTGACGCAATGGCGACACCTGGTCAGGGACGCCAGCTGGCCGCAACGGTGGGCGCTGAACGCAGTAGTCGACGGCGCTATCCCAGATCCCGCGACCGGCGATCTAAACGTGTCGACCGATCCCTCCAGCCTGGTCAATTTCAAGGCGCTAATCCCCGGACAGTCCACGGGCGTCGGACAATTCAAACCGGGTGGGAATCCCAAAGAACTACTCGAAGCGATCGGATCGTATGCGTCCGACCTGGCCGCTGATTTCGCCTTTTACGCCGACGTGAAACGTACACACGTATCGGCCCGATCGGGCTATGCGATCGAACTATCCAGGGAAGCCCAGCGGGCGGCCCAGCGGCGCTTCGAACCGCAGTTTTCGCGCGGCGATGTCCAATCGCTCGAAGTGATCGCCGCCCTATGGAATCGGGCGACTGGCGACACGTTGCCGGAAGATGGCTGGACTATCCGGTATCCTGGCCTCCCCCTGTCCATGGAAGAGCGGCGGCTATTAATGGAAGAACACCAGATGCGGGCGGACATGGGAATCACTAGCAAGCCCAAACTGTTAGCGGCGGTCGACGGCCTGACCGAAGACCAGGCCCGCGACGAACTGGTCCGAATCGAGATCGACCAGGCCCGCTTCGATCAGGGCGGCGGCGGCGCTGTTGGGAACGAAGCCGCGAACAGGCCCGCCGAGAACACCGATCACGAAGACGAAGAGGA